GCACAACGTCGCTGACCCTGCGCCTTCTACCTTCAAGTGGTGGCCGCATGCCTCCCTTGTCACGAAGACCGCCGACACAGACGGTAACTACGATTTTCCAGTCACTGCCACCCGCCTACTGATCAACTCTCTCACAGCAGGCGCGACGATCACCTTTCACATAGTGCAGGGGAACTAATATGAGCATTTCGGTTGATCCGCATAAGCTGGAGAAGCTAGAGCGGCTGAGTGAGGCGCTGGAGTTACTGCAGAATCCAGAGGGCTATACCAAGATGATCGCAGAGGCGAAAGCAGTCCTGCGAATTCATGCAGAAGTCTCCGAGCGCTACGCCACGGTTGAGGCAGCGGAGAGGTTCCTACAAGAGTCGAAGAAGGTCCTAGCAACTGCGAAGAAGGAGGCGGCGGCTACGATGGAGGCCCTGGCGGCGGAGAAGGCAGCTTTTGAGAAGGCGCAGAAAGAGAAGCTGGTTAAGCTGCAGGAAGCTGTCTTCGCAGCGCAGAAGCGGGAGAAGGAGCTGAGTGAGCGGGAAGCTCGGCTGAGCGCCGCAGATAAAGAGCTGGTCCGCCGGCTAGAAGCCTTCCAAGAGCAGAAAGGCGTGCAAAGCAAGGTTGTGTCAGAGACCACTGCGAAGCTAGCCGCCGAACGCGCGGAGCTTGATCGACGTAAGGCGGCACTCACCGCCGCATTACAATAAGGACCCGCTATGGCAACGTACAACAAGTTTCAGCAATTCGTTGAGGACTTGGCACACAAGGTCCACAACCTAGGTTCGGATCAGCTCACGCTAGCGCTGACAGCCGCCGCGAACGCTCCAGTCGCGACGAACGAAGTCCTCGCCAACCTCACTGAGATTTCGTATACCAACCTGTCAACGAGGGCTATTACTACCTCTACCTCAGCGCACACGACAGGAACGTATAAGCTAGTCTTGACGGACCTTGTCCTAACCGCGAGCGGGGGTGCAGTTGCAGCCTTCCGCTACGTTGTAGTCTACAACGACACGCCGACCTCGCCGGCGGACCCACTGATCAGTTGGTACGACTATGGCAGTGACCTGACCCTCGCGGAAAACGAGACGCTGACTGTCGACTTCGATGGCTCCGGCGGATTTATTACCCTTGTCTAAAGGTGATGAGATGAGCATTGAACGGTTACAGAAAGACATCAGTGAGGCAAAGGCGAAGTACCAAGCCGCGGCGCAGGAGAAGGAATCCGTGTGGCGTCCGTTGTCGAATCGCGTAGTGGCGCTGCAGAAGGATCTAACAGCAGAGATTGCGAGCGGGGCGCTGGAGTGTGATTCCTGTGGGGCGCCCGCGAGAGGGCTATTTCGATATCCTCAGACGCCGAAGGGAGTGCCGCAGATCAAGCTGGTTGAAATTGCTTGCTCGAAGCTCTGCCGCCTAGCCGTCGTAGATCAGGACAGGGAGAAGGCCGTGGCGGCGTGGAACTTGCAGTATGGAAGGAGGGTATCCTAATGCCTTGGGTCGTGGAGTCACCAGCGCTTGATGGTGTGACAGGGGTACGCAAGGGCACGGCGCGTGTTTGGGTGAAAACGGAGGATAGAGCGCGGTCGCTGGCGGAGGAGACAGAGGAGCGAAGCTACCGCTATGTGACGGAGGAAGAAATGCATCCGCAGGCGCGTGAGAATATGGCGCGGGCGCTGTAATGCCGGTCGTCTCATCCTCCTACACCATAGACGCCCACACGCAAGCCAACGGCGGGCACTATGTGATGGAGTCACACACCGACAACACGGGCCGCGTGCATTCGTATCACTATGAGCTACCCGCAGGCCAAGGCGCTACTGAGGTCGAAGCGATGATGGCTGCGCGTGTTGCAAGGATTGATGCGCAGCTAGCAGAAGCCGAGTTCGAGGGGATAGTCGACAATGGCTCTTGATCTCAACCATCAGACGGCGGGTGAGTTTGCCGCTCGATTCTGGGAGCGGCTGAAGCGCCTGTATCAGGATGGAAACAGGCTCGAATTCGCACGCATGGTCTGGTGGCTGTATGACAGAGTTCTAGCCGGGGACTTCACGAGCAATGAAGTGCGCCTGAGCTTCAACGCAGCCTACGGGCGCAGCTTGAACAGCCCACAGTGGAATACATTCGTGACCGATACGCTCAAACCAATCCGTGACCGCTATCAGGCCATGCTCGATCAGGGGGATCTGTAATGGCCGTCGTCTGCTATTCGAGCGGTGGCAGTAACACGAGCCCTTATGAGACGTGGGCGAAAGCTGCGACGTCCTTTGCTACCGCGCTGGCGGCTTCTACCTCCGGCGACACCGTGCAAGTCGACATGGAGAACATCGCCAGTGCGGACGCAGAGATAGCCGGGGCTACTACGTGGGTAGTCCCTGATGGTGTAACGATTCACATCGGCACGCAGAATGGTGCTAGTGGGATTACCACCGGCGAGATGGGAACAACGTATTGGTTTGGCCTTTCTTCGGGCTCAAACACTATATTTGTAAACTTTGACGGTTCTTCCAGGATTATAGGTGGGCTTACGCTCAGGCAGGCTGGCTCTGCGGCGTTTAGATTCAACGGCGTTGGCGGAGGGAACGTCAAGGCGGATCAACTGCGGATGTGGGTATCCTCGTTGACCAACAACATAACGATACAAATTGGCATAACCGCCGGCGCGTCGCAGACAACCATTGATGAGCTGGTTATTGATGTAGACCGAGAGACAACTACTGGATCCTACCTATCAGTAGGCGGAACATTAGAAATACACAACCTCGTTGCTGAATATGTGGGGTCTATAAACGCGCCGTTCTTATCCGAGATTCCTGGGAATAACGGTAAATGCACATGTCGTATTAATAGCGGTGACATATCTTCACTCGGCAGCGGGGCCACGATAGTTGGTAACTGCATTCGTGGAGTCCACGAGTTTACGATTCTGAACACTATATTGCCGGCGTCGTTCGTCACGCTTGAGTCCCAGGCGCTGACATTAGATGTAGGACCAAAGGTGTTCGTGCAAGACTGCTCCACAAACGGCAGTGCTGTTCCATTCGCCTACGCCGATCCGTATGGCGAGATTCGTCTCGACACCGGAATCTATCTGACCGCCGGTATAAATCCTAGATCGTGGAAGATCACAACCACAGCAAACTGCACAGAGCACTCTGCGTTTTATTCTCCATGGATTATACAGCGAAAAGCCGCCGCAACGGTTGAGCCCAAGTTCGAGGTGCTCCGAGATGGTAGCGCAACGGCATACACGGACGCTGAATTCTGGATGGAGAACCTTAGTAAGATCACCGCGTCTAGTGTCAACATGACCTTCGAACGCACTCGCGGCACAGGCACAGATATTCCGGCTGGGGCTGGTACTGGATCGTGGACAGGAGAAGACGGAACCGCATGGTCTGGGGAGTTGACTATTGGATCTACAGTTTTGGAAGAAGACGGCTACGTCTTGTCACGAATTTGTGCAGCCGTAGCATCTAGCACGATCTACGTTGATCCCGGAGCAGTAGGCTAATGGCGCTCTACAGTCGCGCTATTCCAGGCGGCGGTTGGGTCGTCGGTGATGATACCGAGACATTCTCGAGGGCTCTTCCGGTTGGGCTGTGGGAGGTGCAGGAGACGGCGGCTGGTGGCGCCTTTACCCTCACTGCTGCAACCGGCGCATACACTCTAACAGGTCAAACTGCCGCCCTCACCAAGCAAAGTTTACTCACTGCTGCGGCCGGTAGCTATGCACTAACTGGTCAAGACGCGGGGCTGCTCGCCGGGCGCTCCTTGCTCGGTGCAACAGGCACTTACGCCCTCACAGGCCAGGACGCTAGCTTAATCAAAGCGAGTCTCTTGGCCGCAGCCACTGGCTCGTACAGTTTAACAGGGCAGGACGCAGGGCTTGTCTACACTCCGCTGGGCACGTTTACCCTTACTGCAGAGGCAGGCAGCTACGCGCTGACCGGGCAAGCAGCTAGCCTGCTAAAGGCCAGCAGCCTCCTCGCAGGCCTCGGGACGTTTAGCTTAACGGGGCAAGATGCAGGCTTGCTAGCCGCGAGGCAGCTTCTTGCTGAGGCAGGCACTTATGCGTTGACAGGTCAAGATGCGGGGTTACTCAAGGCTAGCCTCTTGACTGGCGTCTTGGGGGAGTATAACCTTACAGGGAATGACGCTGCTCTCACCTACACGCCACAAGGCGCTTTTCTACTCACAGCAGATACGGGAGCTTATCTGCTAACGGGGCAAGCTGCCTCGCTCTTGAAAGACAGCATTCTTGCTTGTGGCACAGGTGCATATGTGTTGACAGGCAACGCGGTGGGGTTATCAATCAACGCAGGAGCTACCGTCATTCTCTTCCAGGGCGTGAGTTCCGCCGACGGACCTACGCGGCACCAAGGCATCTCCCGGCCGACAATCATACTGACAGACGCTGGCGGCGGCTTCTACACCGTGGAGAAGACGTACCAGGTCTCTGGCAACTTCAACCCCGAGTCGGTTTCCGCCGAGACTTACCTAATCGATGGAGAACTTCCGTGACAGCACCAGCTCTTAATACTCCATTCGCCTTGATCAAAGACGCATTCCAGGACGCTGGGCTAACGCAGCTTGGACAGTTTCCCGACAGCGACCAGATCGTCTTGGGTATGGGGAAGTTGACGGACTTGATCAACCTGTGGCAAACGGATGGGCTGAAGCTCTGGCTCAACATGGACACGGAGGTGACCTTGGTCGCGGACCAAGCGACCTATACTTTCATGCCCTCTGGGGATGTGGATATGGCGAAGCCGCATCGAGTGCTCCAGGCTTACTACCTTGACACTAGCAATGTTCGCCGCCCGCTTACTCCGCTCTCCTGGGAAGAGTACCTACGGCTCAGCCAGGTCACTGGGAACAGCGGCGCGGTTAACTCCTACTTCGTCAATAAGCTCCAGTCTCAGCTCTCTGTCTCATTTTGGCTCACGCCGGATGCAACCGCTGCCCTCGGGACAGCCCACGTCCTCTTGCAGACCCAAGTGACAAACTTCACCGCGGTGGATGAGACGATGAACTTCCCCAATGAGTGGCGAATTGCGCTACGCTGGGGACTGGCGGACGAGCTAGCAACTGGACAGCCCCAGGCCATCATGGACCGCTGCGAGCGGCGGGCGGCAATGTTTAAGGCTGCACTCGAGGACTGGGATGTGGAAGATGCCCCGACGAGGTTCCAGCCGGATATCGCGCAGTCCTATCCACAGGGGAGCTTTCGGTAATGGCGCAGCAGTCTGACACCGTTGGAATCCCAAAGAGGCTACCGCTCGTTAGTCAGGCTGCGAACCGGGATACTTCGCCGGCGAAAGACGCGAGGATGGTGAATTGCTTTGCGGAGAGAGCGGGGGAGAGCGCCTACCGGATTTATAAGCGACCTGGCCTCCTAGAGATCGCGAGTCTGTCTGAGACAGGGGCAGGCCGGGGGATGTACAACTGGCGGGGGAATGTTTACACTGTCTTCGGAGCGGCCTTGTTCAAGAATGGGACAAGCCTCGGGGCGGTGGATGCAAACGGGATTTACCACTTCAGTGAGTGTCTCGGCGGAACTCCACGGCTGTTCCTCGCGAACGGGATTGAAGCTTACACGTGGGATGACTCAACCTTGACTCATGTGACAGACGCGGACTTCCCCTCAGCCTTTGTCCCTGGGAGTGCATACCTCGACGCCACGACTTACGTCATGACAACCGCCGCGGTTATTCAAGGAAGCGACCTCGACGACCCCGAGGCGTGGGAGCCTTTGAACTTCATCACTGCTCAGATCGAGCCAGACCAGGGCGTCGCAATCGCGAAGCAGCTTGTCTACGTCGTCGCGTTTAAGCAGTGGACCACGGAGATCTTCTACGACGCGGAGAACCCCACGGGGAGCCCCCTCGGCGCAGTCCAAGGCGCGAAGGTCTCCTTCGGCTGTGCGAATGGGGAAAGTGTCCAGCGGATTGATGACACACTGCTCTGGCTGTCCACTACGCGGGAGGCCCAGCCACAGGTCGTGCTGATGAGTAATCTCAAGGCCGAGGTCA